ATACACACATTAAAGCTATCCATCTACGAGTATGCTTAGTATGTGCATCTTTAACATCACGAGCTTTGTCAGTTTGTTTAGCTGCAAACCCAGCACGTTGCATTAATAACTTTTGTTTCTCTGCTTCAGCTTGTCCTTTCTGTGCCATGATAGACATAATGCCACCTAGTACAGTAGAGCCGAGCATTGATATAAGTTCCATTGGTATCATTCTGATAACCTCCATCCTAATATAGCTATAACTATTGTACCAACCCAGACTAACACTCGTACACCACCTTTACCTATATTTATGATATTGTTTAGTTCAATAATATCTCTACTATTACGTTCTACGATCTTGGTTAGAGCATCAATCTTCTCGGCTAATTGTTCGTTAGTTACTTTCATTAAAATGCAGTTCCTAATACTTTGTTTGTTCCAACCATAGGCGCACCCGCCCATGCTATGTAGAAGTAATAATATCCATCGCCATTGTGTTTACCATCTGTTGTAGCTGGTGAAAATCCATTACTAAAGATATCAAGAGCAACTTGGTTTTGTTCATTCCATGTTGAAGCATCTCCAAGTTTTAAATTATGTCCTATTGGATTACCATGATTAGCCCCACTACTTGATGCTGCTGCATTAGTAGCACTAGTAAATCTAGTTGTAACTGTTTTCAAATGAGGATCTTCGGTTAATCCTGGTTTAGTCCATATTGTTCTTGGTCTAAAACCTGTAAAAATAAATGGTCCATGAGATTTATTATTACCTTGATACGAACCAGCTCGTACTGAGCCATTAGTATTTGCAATACAAATTGCCATATGTAATATGCCACTTTGGTTTACATTGTTAGAACTACCTATAGAAAATACTGTGCTAGTAGGTTTGGTGTCATTAAAGTAAGTATTGTCATCATCAGGATCAGCTGTGCCATCATTATCAAAAAATCTAATGTGATGGTCTTCATCTGATGATGCATTATTTTCAGGGCTACCACCAGCATTACCTGAGTGCATATAAACTTCCCAATGATAACCATCTTGTCCTATATCTTTCATTATTATACAGTCAGGCGCTCTACCTAAACCATGAGCTATAGTGCCATTTGCACCTGTGCCTGTCCAAGTAACTACTGATATACCTGAATCTTGGTTTGCACGATAACTTGAATCTATTGTGCCAACGCCTGTAGCACTAGCGTCATTGGTAGTTGTTGAACCAGCTAGTTTAAAACAATGTGCAATAAATCCATCATCAGCGTCATTAGTGTAAGATATATTTCCAGCTACAGTAAAACCATCTGACGTAATCGCAGTTACTCTAGATGCGGTGTCTTGTCCATCTGTTTTATTAAGGTATATATTCTTATCAATACCTCTAACAGTATCGACAATATTATGCCATCCATCTGCATTTTCTACTCTGTTTTTTATATGTAACCAATCAGGTTGAAAACCTAAACCAGTAAGGGTTTGGTTACTATCACTACCTGAATATAATACTTCGTCATGATGTGCTGATGGTTTTGCTATTTTTGTAAATGTTGCCATATTACCCTCCGTCTGTTTGAATGTTTTCGCTACATAAAGCTAAGAATCCAGTAGGTGGTGCATACTCAAACGAGCCTTTACCATTACCATCTGCATTTGCTGATGCTACTGCTGTAGTTCCAAAGTAGCCATGTCCAAAATTTATATACATATATCTGTTTGTTGAATCTGAGTTTCTTCCACTAATATAAAATGACATTAAATCATTATCTGTGTTTGTTAATACTGTACCACTATCGTATGTGCCAGCAGCTGGATTACCAACATTAGAAGTTCCCGGTGCATTGTTCCAAGTTCCATTTCTACCTGTCCATACCTTGCCTGTAGCTGAATCAAAAGCAAACATAATAATATCTCCATCACTACAGTTAGCACCATAAGTTACTGTGCTACCAGCATTTTGAATTTGAGATGAACTAGCAGATGTTAAAAAACTAACTGCTCGTTTACCACCATTAGCAGCAGATTGTAAAGCTAAGTCAGCATTAAATTGTTCTATCCTTTTTGCAGATGAAAAGTCGGTCATGTATACACCAAGTGTTGATGAGTTATTTGCTTTTTCAATCTTACATTCCCAGTACCATTTACCACCTTGAAAACACATATCTATAGGAGCTACTCTGTTTGTACCTGTTGTCATCAAAGCAGTGTGTCCAGCATGAAGATTATAGTTAGCACCATCATAATCAGCATGAGTACCTCTTGGGTTTAATGCTGGAAACTTGTTTGTTGCTGTGCTATTGCTTTGTTTAAGATTACCATTAACTGTAAAATTATTTGAACCTTTGCTATCAGTTCCCAATGCTCCTGAGTTTTCAAATTTGAGCATAGCTCCATTTGTACCAGCAGTAAAGGTTGGGCTAAGTATAGGCTTCCATATTCCAGTCGTACTATCTGTTTCACCAAATACTGTAGGAGCTAAACTAGAACCATCAGCTATACAAACCATACCCATTTCTCCCTCAAAAAAGTTTGAAGATGAGCTTGGGTGTCTTGCACCAATTAAAGTAGCACTCCCGCTTTTGAATAATCCTAAATCATCATTTTGACTTGGAATAGTGTTAGTGCCAAAAGCAGTAACTTGACTTCCGTTAACATAGAATCTAACTCTATCTGCTGCTGTACTTTGCGTTGTATCACATCTTAATACTAAATGGTAAAATGCAGTTGTGTCTATAAACTTAGGTACTGATACTATATTTGCAATTATACTAGAAGATGCTAAAGCTAAAAATTTTAATGTGCCATCTGCTTCAATAGAAAAATGACAATAGTTTGCACCATCATCTTCTACATCACTACCTACAATATGTCTTGGATTTGATATTACCATAGATTGTCTTACCCATGCTGATACTGTAAAAGTTTTTTGGTTTCCACCTGATGATGTTGCTTTTGATAAATATGAATTTGCTGCCATTAGTTGAATTGTCCTGTGTTGTTCATTCCTACTGATACTGTTATACTAAATGCCCTGTCTACTGTTTGACTTTCTGCATCTGTTAATCGTAATGTAAAGTTATATGTTGTCTCACTTGTTGGAGATGGGGCTGTACCGCTTATCACTCCAGTACTGCTGTTAAGTGATAAATTCATTGTACTTGCTGGCGTGTCAGAATTACTGGTCAATACGCTTGTAGTCTCACTAAACGCTACTGTTGAGTCTGACGATCCATCTACATCTATAGATACTGATGATCCAGCAGATACACTCCCTAAACTTCCAGCCGATGTGCTAAAGGTAGGAGCTGTACTAGCTGTAAGAATATTATTGGTACTACGCCCAGCATTACCATCTGGATTCTCTACTCGTACATGATAGCTACCAGATGCAAGCGTTACATTTACAGATAACGTTGTAGCATTAGTAAACGATACTGAGTTTGGTCTAGTAATAGATCCATCAGTTTTTATAAATTCAACAATAGGTACAGTTACAAAGTTTGTACCTGTAATATTAATGGTTGTTGCACTATCAGGTGCAATCGTCTGACTAACATCAGCTACTGTTGGTTTTGTTTCTGTTGGTACTTCTGCAAACGATAAGTTTCCAGAACCATCTGTTTTCAAATAATAATTATTTGTGATACTAGATGGCAAAGTCAAGGTATAAGATTGAGCTGCCGAATGTGGCGGTCCTTTAATTTTTACACCATGTGAGTTATCTTCACAGTTAAGCTGTATAGTACCAGCATTAGTATTGCCTTTAACTTCCAGCATACCTGTACCATTTGGGGTAAGTATAATATTGCCATTAGTTGTAGAGGTATTAATCTCTCTGGCTTGTACATCCAGATTACCGCCTAGTTGTGGACTAGCATCTCCTACAATATCTGTAAGTCCTGTATCAATACTGGTCCATGATGAACCATTGTAATATTTTAAATTGTTATCAGTAGAGTTATAAAATAAATCTCCCTCATCTAATGAAGATGTAGGATCAGATGAGCCAATTCTATAAATAGCTGCAAAGTTATTAACACTAGATATATTGTCAGCTACTGTCGTTACATTAGATGCAATTCCAGCCACACTAGTAACGTTAGATGATATCCCAGCTACTGTAGTTACATCTGAGCTGATACCAGCAACAGTTGTAACATTAGAAGAAACTCCGGCAACAGATGTAACATTAGACGAGATGCCGGCAACGGTTGTAACGTTTGAGGAAATACCAGCTACAGTCGTAACATCGCTAGCTATCCCAGCTACAGTGCCGGTGTCTACTGCTGCAAATGTCGTTGTTACATTTCCATCGCTATCAAAGGTTAATACCTTAGATGCTCTGGTCGCCTTTGCTGGTAAACTGGTTGTTGCAGATATTGAGTCTGTGTCCAGAAGTTTTACTGAACGCTGTATATGTTGATCTAAATCTGCAAGTTTTGCATATACTTTATCTAAATCTGTGTTCAAAGATGCTACTGCAAATGCTCCTGTTGGAGAAAAATCAGATGCTCTTTCTATAGTAATGTCACGAATAATTGTGATAATAGCTCCAGAAGAAATACCAGTAGCTCCAATGTTTACTGTACCACCAGCTCCATACTCATATGCTTCATCACTATCAGAAGCTGCGCCTGTAATACTATATTCATTTACCGCATCTGCATTAGCGTCATAAGTGAGCAGTGTTGTGCCATTGTATACCTTTACATCATCTACAGAAAAAAACTCAAACGGTATTGTAAACGTTTGTTGGTTTTCTGTTGCTGTATAAGCAACTCTTGGTGTATTTTTATTACTAGCTATTGTCATAATTATTTAAACAGTGCCTCATAAGTAGCGTTATAACCCTTTTTAAACATTCTGTCCCATGCCCAAAAGTTATTCAAGGGAATAAATCGTCTAATAGCGTCTTTTTGATCGTCACTATCTCCGCTTTCATAAGCTTTGTATATATCAGCAATGTTAGATCCAGCTGCTCCTAACATAGGTCTATAGACATCATGGTCTTCTGGCTCTCCATATGGATTGTCCATCCCAAACATTGGTCTTACGCCATATTGTTGACCAGACATGGTTTCTACAATGTTTGGCAAATCACTAAACATTGCTAAAACACCTGATTTTTCTACAGCAGACAAGAATTTTTCTTCTGTTGATTTTCTATACCAAAACTCTGGAGACTTTAAAAAATCTCCCCACATAGCAAAAGCAACCATTGCTGTAGCACCTTGCATCATGTGTTGTTCTCTACCTGATAGACCAGACATCATTAATTTTCTATTTGCTGATATCATCCATGAGTAAAATTGAAATGGTAATGCCATATAACCATTTTGAATTTTTCCGCCTTTATCAGTTTTACTAAATCCAAAGGCTCTACCTAAAGGATTGTTAAAAGCATTAGCTACTTCTTCGCTATCTATTCTATAAACACCATACATCATATTACCTTTATCATTAGGAGATGGTGTAATAATAGTTCTTTCTATATCGGCTTTTAAAGCTTGTCTAAATTTTGTTAAGGTTTGCCCAGCTCCATTATCTAACCATGCTGTAGCGTTTGGTAAATAAATACCATCTTCTAGTGTAATTACTTTTTTCTTGAATAAATTACTTATCATCAAAGACTCTTTTTTGCCTATATTAAGAGCAGCAAGTCTTGCTATGTCATCTTTAGTTGCAGTTTTATTTGCTACTTTTAAAGCATCTTCTATAATTCTATGTTGAGAAACATAACCAGTCATTTTTTTCATAAGCATTGTCCAAGTGGTTAAACCATTTGCCCAGAAATATGGACCTTGTGCTTTTTGAAAACCACCTTCAATTGAACCGACAATACCTCTTTGAAATGGAGCTGTACCCATTCCTCCACCAACCATTCTTTCCATAGCTGCGCCTTGTTGTGTTAACTCAGCCATCGGTGCTAAAAATTTTAAATCTTTTGCCATTTTAATAAATAGTTTTTTATTATCCATCATAGGTTTTAACCAATAAGACCACATCCTACTCATACCATGTACCATAATTGGTCTTCCTAAATCAGCTTGTGCTGTATAAACTACTTTTCCCATAGAAGAAAGAGAGGTCCAGTTTCTAAGAAAGTTTGCTATTCTTTTGTTTACATTAGATGGATCTACAGTATTAAATGTTCCGTACATTTTATCTTTTGCATCTGTAAAAGCATTTAAAACTCTATTCATTTTAGTAACATCAGCACTGGTATTCATTTTATTTGTTATAATATCTACCTCTAAATCATCTAAAAAGTTATCCATGTGTCTATCACCAAATCTTTTTGTTATAGAAATAGCTAAACCCATACGCTGTCTATACATTTTCATAATAGAAAAAACATCCTTTTCAACAAAATCATCTAATAATCTATTAGGTATGTTTAAATGTCTTTGTAAAAAAGGCTTGCCACCAGCCTTGTATTGACCTTTTGTATTCTTGATTGATAAAATACCATCTGCATCATTATGACTTGCATCGCCTAGTATTCTTTCGTAAGTCTCATCTACTCTTTCATCTACTGTTTTTTTAAGTTTTAAAATATTTCCGTCTTTATCTTTTAAAGGATTAGATTCGTACCATCCTTTTAATATATTTTTAAAAGCAGTTGGGTTAGTAAGCATAGCTTCTCTACTATAAAATCTAGTTATGTATTCAACATCCATTTCAAATGGTGCATGGATATCTGGATTATTTTTCATGTCATCCAATATTTCTTGGGTTAACTCTCTTTTCTTGCCTACTTTTTCTTTAACTCTTTTTAATTGTTTAATAGCTAATTTGCTTAAACCGCCTTTGTTAAGAGCATCATCTATCTTTGTAATAAGAGCATTTCTTTTTAATATATCTTTAGCTAGATTTTTTTGACTAGCAAACATCCCTAACTCAGATGCTTGTTCTCTATATTCTTTAAAAAATTTTCTAGTTATAAGGGCAGCGTTTTTAATTGCTGGTTCTATTTTTGGATTATTAAAAGTTTGTTCATTTACTACAGCATCAAAAACTTGCCTGTTAAAATTTTCATAACTTCTTTCTGTTGGATCTAATTCTCTTTTTTTAAATCTAAATATATTTTTAAAAAAATCTTTTCTTTTAAGTCTTTCAGCTGTTATATTTTTACCAGACAATGTTAAAGATTCTACTTTTTCTGCACTTTCTTTCATGTATTGCACAAAAAGATTATCTAATTCTTCTAAGTGTTCTTGTAAATGTTGTTCCCAAAAAGTCATATGCTCAAGATAAGCGGATGAATCAACTGTTTGTCCAGCTTTTGATGCTCTAGTTACAACACCATAATCTCCAGCTAACTCTAATATTTTTTTAGAAACTCTAGAAGCAAACATTGGATCATCTTTATAAGCGTGCATTGCTTTACCAGTATCAGTAAACTCATCTAAGGTTTGTAATAACCAGTTCATTCCTTTTGTATCAATATCTGTTGAAAAATCACCAACAGTTCTATTAATAGAGTCTTGTGCAACTTCTTGATTTAGTCTTATTTCGTATTGCAAAGGTGTTTCATCTACTTCTTTTGGTAAATACTTTGCTCTCCAGACTTCTTTCTTTATTAAAAATTCCACTAGTTCATTGTCAGTATCTATCTTTTGACCAATATAATTTGGCAATGATGATTTATTAGGTACTTCTTCATTAGATATATGTTTTCTATCTTTAAACATTTTTCTTATATATGGTACATCTACAACAACTTCAAGCTTTCCATCTACAGTGTTAACAACCACAGGTGCATAATTTTTTGAATAGTTAGCTCGTGCTTTATTTTTTTTTGTTTTACGAGTAATTTTTATAGGTTTACCAGACTTGCCAATCAAGCCTTTTATTTTTGGAATTGAATCTAAAAAAGTAATAATTTCTCCATCATCATTAAAAACATGACCTGTTCTATTCTGGTTAATACTAATATCTAATTCTTCATTTCTAATATTAATTTTCATTGGACCATCATCTAATGCTCCCTCTGTTAAATTATGCGAGCTATTAACATTATTTACTATTTGGTCTTTACCGCCTTTTGAGTTTATTGTTTTATTAATTATTTCTTGTGATGCTCTAGGACCAAACACAGAAGATAAAGCTCCGCCTAATATAAAAGAAGTGCCTACATACATCATTGTTTCTTCATTTGTTGATGTTGGATCGTAACTTCTTCTTATTGGTTCTGTTGCTCCTACTAAAGCTGCTGCTGCTGTACCACCTTTTGCCGCTCTGGTATACCAAGCTACTCCTTTAGCAAAAGGTATTGGTATAAAGTTAATTGGATCTGCAAGTGCTGCAACTAAAGCTGGTCCCATATCTCTTTCACTAGCATCAAGTCTTTTTCTTCTTTGTGTATTTCTGGAGATAATTGCTTTTCTGTAGTCATGGTCTTCTTTGTTTCTTACATCAAAGAATTGATCTGCATATTCTTCATACCCAGCAATATTGTTTTCAGCGAAAGGATCATATGTTTCGTCAATAGTTGTATTGAATGGTCCATTATCTATAAACTCTTGTTCAATATATTGCCCTATCCATGACATCCAAAATTCATCTTGAACGTCAGAAGAAAAACTACGAGGTTTAATAAAAGTAGTAGAATTTTTTGTTAGAAGATATTGAGATACGTAAGGTGTTTTTGGTTTAACATCACTGATTGGACTCATTTGTACTTTATCATTCATAATTTACAATACTCATTTGAGGTTCGTCATCGTATAAATCTGCTAATTCTTGTGCTGTTACAACCAAAGGCTCTCCATCAATTCTTATACTGTAAGCATCTGTTGGCAAATCTCCAGCTTGATAATAAATTACAAATTCTTCTTCTTGCGAGGTTGGGTTTTTTCTATATCTAATTTTTATTTCATCAACAGAAACAGGTCCAAGTGCAAGTATATTAGGTCCCATTCCAAACTCATCTTTCTTAGCATTTTTTCTAAATTTATCTAAAATATATTGTTGTGTTTTTTCAAAATTTTTTTCCTCGAAAGCTTTTTTTGATCTTTTTATTTGTTCTGGTGGAAACTTCATATATGTTTCATCTGCATCCGTTTCTTCTGTTCTTCCAGCCATATCAAAAGCTAAACCGATTCTGCTCATTCCATACTGAGGATCAGATTTCATGCTGTTATATACATTTACAACATGAGAATCAATAAGTTCTTCTGATATTGGATTGTCTTCATACATAATATGATTAAATACACCTTGAGTTATTTTTGTAAATGCTCTAGCTGTAAACAGCACGCTTTCGTTTTCACTATTTGTTGCTATTTCTTGTAATTTTGCAGATATTCTTCCATGTATTTGTGAGGGTTCATTAAAGTCATCTACCGCCATTTGTTTTAATTTTGCAGTAATACCTACATTCATAGCGTCTTCATCTCTTAATCTGTTCTTTCTGTCAAAATAAGCTTCTATTCTTGCTCTAGGAGAGGCAAATTGTAATTCATTGTTTAAATTTTGAACAACTCCTGTCTTGTTCTTAAGGTATGTTTCTATAAGATTCTTGTTAGAAATCGCTTGTATTATAAATCTATTTTCTATAATTGCATCAATATCTTGTTTTTCTATCGCATTTTTAATTACGTTAATTGTTGCATCAGAAACATAACCTGACTGAAGCTTCCATTCTAAAAACCTAATATCATTGAGATTAACCTCAGCTGTTGCTTCACCTTTGTTGTCACCTAAACTTTCATACCAACCATCATAAACAATTTTTTCTGCTTGTTTACCAGATTTTTTGTAGTATTCCATGTTGTTACTTCTTTGGTTTATATTTGGATTACTAAGACTATTTCGTAATAAAGCTGTATTAGTTCTTATGGTATTGCTTGTTGTAGCAGATTGACTTAATGGTTTGATTCTGTTTTCTCTTATATGAACTATTTCATTAACAGATAATCCTTTTGTTAATTGCTCTCTGGTATATATTTTTCCGTTTATTTCAATTTCTGTTTCTTTATTGTTTGGATCTAGAAAACTATATAACAAGTCTCCATTTATTTGAGCTTCATCATTTTGTTCTTCGCTTCCGTTGTAAGGTAAAAAAACTTTAAATCTTTCAGAAAATGTTTTGTCCGCCTGTCTCCTTTTTTCTATTCTTTCCTTTTCACTATTGTAAAAACTTTCTGTTATAGTTTGTGCTATAAAAGCGTTTTCTAATTTTTGCAACATAAAATTATATTGATTATCAATATTTGCACCATCGCCAAAAATAATATCGTTTTTTATATTTAATCTAGAATTTGATATGTCTTCTTTTATATCTAATATTCCTTGAGAGTATTTAGCATCTAAGTATTTACTATTTACATAGTCTCCTTTTTCTCTCATGTGTTGCATGTCTTTAAGTTTGACAAGCTGTCTTACTTCTGGATCTAAAGCTTTATATATATTTTCTAATTGACTAGTAGAGTTTTGTGCAAACTCTGATTCTTCTCTTCCATTCAAAATAGCATTAGCAGATTCTTCATCTATTATTTTGCCTGTGCTTAATCTTATTTCATCAATATATCTATTAAACATAAGTTTGTCATATTCTTGATTTGCTGACTTGCCTACTAAAGTTTCTGGTTTTGCTGGTCTTTTAGGAACAGTTACTTCTTCTCCTGTTTCTGGATCTTTTATAATTTCATTAATAAATTCTTGTTCTCTTGCAGCTTTTTGACCTCTAAGTTCTCCTTTTTCTACTGCTTCTTGATAAGCACTATTAGCTAAGTTTGTAAATATTTCATCAATTTCTCCAGCTTGTCTACGAGATGTAGCGGCAGCAGAAGTAAAGCCAGCGCCTCTGTTGACACCAATCTTTGCTAAATATGTTTCTTCTTCAAATCTTTTTACCATTATCCTGTGTTAAACAAACTACCAGATTCTCCGTAAATCTTAGATGCTGTTTGTACTCCTTTAATTAAACTTGTAATGCCTGTTTGTTTCTGTGCTTTTCTTTGTACTTTAGATTCTAATCCAGATATATAAGCGTTTTCTTTAGAAGCTAACATTTGATCCATATCTACCATTCTCATGTTATTTGACGTAGACATAAAGTTATTATAGTTTTCTTCCATTAAAGCTTTATAACTAGCTGATGCAACAGTAATACCTCTTGAGGCTAACAATGCTTTGTTGCTACTTCTTTCTCTTAAATATTTTGCTTTCAAAGCATTTTGTTTTTGCAAGGCTTCTACTTCTCTCATTTCTGCTTCACGCTTATAAGCTTTAGATTGATACTCTGCTCTTTGTGCTTCGTAATCATAGGCTCTTGCTTCTTGTCTTCCGCCTAATAAACTCATGCCTATAGTAGCTATAGGGCTAGACATTACACTTGTTATTGCTGAGCTTGCTTTATAAATACTACTGCTAGCATTTATATAACTAGCGGCATTTACCATTCCTACTCCAGCAGAAGCGATTGCACCATAAGATGATGCAGCCATTGCTCCACCAGCATAACTCATACCTGTTGAAGCTAATGTTAAAGTTACTGGATCACACATTAGTAATATATCTCCGTTGTTATGCCTAATAACCTTAAAGGTAAAGGTACAGACTGTGTTATCTCTATTGTAGGCTCATTACTGTAACCTAAAAAGTGTACATCTTTTTTACCAGTAAACGATGTTAAGGTTGTAGATGTATCTAAATTTGATATGTCGTTAATTAAAACATCCATAGTGTTTACTTTAACGTTATAACATGATGACAATTCTAATATAGCTTTAGCTATTTTTCTAGGCTTGCCTGTTAATGCACCAGAGTTTGCTATCTGAGCATTAGCTGGTAGTGTTTTAATTGTAACCGTATAATCTAATCCTATATCTATTGTAGATGTAGGACTGTCAAATACAACAACACCACCACTAGTAACAGTTCCGTCTCCATAATAATTAATATTACCTCCCTCTGTTGATCCAGATGTTCCATGTACCGTTAATCCTCTCATGTCTGGTGTTGCATTTAACCCGGACCATGTTTTAGAAGTAGTAAAAGTAAGGGCTACATCATTAGATGTGCTAACCGCAGCATTAAGGGTTAGGTTGTATTCACCAGAATTTGATGTCGCTGATGCTGCATTTATTGTAAATACTGTGGCATTGCCAGCAAAGGTAAACTTCTCTCCTACTGAGGGAGCATTAGTAAATCCATTCACTATTACACCGGTGGAGCTACTCGTTGTGCCGTTGGTCAAGGGGGACCCATGTGGTTGGTAGCTCCCAGACAATGTTTTTGTTACGGTCATGTCTGTTGGTATATCAAAAGACGTTGATGCTATTTGCTCAAGATAATAGACAGTTGCGCTGTTTATCGTTCTTTTTACTGCAATATAAATAAAATCTGTTGTACATGCTACTGATTGGATGATTCCAGATGTTTCCCACAAAGACCATCCTGATAATTCTTGTATCTTTTGAGTATAATAAACAGCTAATGTGCCATCAGTGTTGACCAGAAAGTATGCTTGTTCATCTCTACCAGCTTGAGATTTAATTCTATCAGCGTCTATAGGGGTGTCTATCAAATGACTAGAAACCAAACTAATTGGTGCTGACACAAATTCTTCTGTTGATGAGTTATATGTATACTCTCTAACTGTTTTACCATTAGTTTGTACAAATATTGTTGCTCCATCTATACCTCTAGCTTTAGCTTTTTGCTGACATCCTAAAGAACTTTGCCTTATTATTTGAATATCTAGAGGTGTTATAGGTTTTGATACTTGAGGTTTAAGAAAAAACTCTGCTGTATTAGTTAATATTTCTAATACTTTCCCAGATATCAAATGTCTGATTTCGTTTATTTCATCTGATGCAATCTGTATTTGTACAGAGTCTGCATCATTTGCCTTGCCAACATCAAAGTTATAAAACTCTCCTACTTTACTACCAGCTATTAGATCAGGTAAATTAGTAACTCCTCCGAAAAATAATCTTTGTTCGTGAAAAGCTATCGCTTTTGGAAAACCATTAACAGCTGATAGGACTTGTTCGTCCCAGTTTCTAGTAGGCGGGTGTCCAGATACAGTCACTCTTACACCACCTCCATCTACAGATTCTGTTGCTGCATTTAACGATCCTGTTGTAAATTGATAATGGTCATCATCTACTACTGTAATTGTTCTGGCTCCATTTAAATTTCCAAAAGCAATACCAGCCCCATCAGCATCTTGTATTGATTCTGCTCCAGCAATAGTTATTGATGCTCCTGTGCTAAAACCATGAGCTACATGAGTTACAACTACTACTGCGCTACCAGCTGATGTTGCAAATGGATCTTCATCTAACTCCATAATTGGTACTTGTTTGAGCGTTGCTGTAACTGTAGTAGCGTTTGTATAGGCTGTAATAAGCAATTCTGCGCCCATATATCGTATTCTGGTACCAACATAGGCTGATGTAAAATAATCGGCAGAAGTAGTACATGTGACGTTTGTATCGCCTTTTGTTACTGAATTAATATCTAATGTAATATCATCGTTAGCAAACTTAAAATAAGGTTGATAAACTTTTTCTCCGTTTACGCTAGTTGCAAAAGAAAATTCATTTGATGTAAAGCTGGTAGCTCCTGTTCTTGTAATAATTACTGGCATAAAAGATGACTGAGCTACTATCATAGTGTCGCCTTGTTGAGTGACTGTCATCTCTCTCATAGTAGAGGTAGTCCAAGCTTGACTAGTTATTGTTTGAAGCAATGTGCCAGCAGTTGAATAAATTTTTAAAGCTGTATTATAAAAAGCAAATATATATTCTTGACTGCCGCTAAAAATAAATGGTTCTATTCTAGCTTCGGCTCCAATATCTGCTCTAAAAAAAGATCCACCTCTTCTTTCTATCCCACCTTGATTTCTTAATATACAATTTCTAGCTGTCTGTAATCCTTTACCCCAAGTTTTGACATCGTTTCTAGATATCATGTTTGGATCTAGTTCGCCAGCTGTAAAATTAGATTGGTGTACTCGTGCTATTCCCATCTATGAGCCAACAGTGGCTTTGATAGTTCCCAAAGCACCTGTATTCCTCCTATTTCTAAATCTATCGACATCAATTCTTTTGTTGCTTTGAGCTTGTGAGTCTTGTGATTTTGCTATTGCAAGCTGTTGTATGGCTCTATTCTGATATAAAACAGACAAAGAATCATTTCTTGCTATTGCTCCAGCAAACAAAGACGCTAATTCAAAAACCAATGCTTGTGTAAAATAGGGTGGAAAGTTAGCTTCTGATGGTTGAAATGTATAATCAGCTACTACAATGTCTGTAGATGAAGCATCACAAAATATTTTATCTTCGTATCTGTCATATTGAATAACTGAGTCGCCTACAGTTATTGTATGTATAATTAATGTTCCAGATGGTACCGCATATTTTGCAGAAAACCTTGCTGTTGGAGCATCACTTTCTCTAGATAGCTGCGATTGCTTAGAAGCAAATCTCCATCTACATCTTGTTAATAAATTTTCTAATGTTGATTCGTATAACTGATTAGCTATAACTGACTCAGTAGTATTTTCTGTGAATGAAGTAATAGTGTTAGCTCCTACTAAAACTAATGCTTTGCTACTAATTGTAAATTTACTTTCACTCATAATTTTAAAGTGAGAGAGGGGTACTTGGAAACCCCTCTCTCTGAAACATTATGTTCCGTTTGTGCAAGTTACAGTTGCAGCTCCTGTTGCAGATGAAACAATTAATACATCTACAGTTGCAGTACCACCAGTGGCACCTACAGCTAAGATAATATCGAATTGCTTAAGGTCATCTGTCGAGTTATTAAAATAACCAGAACCAGCAATTGTACCTACAGCGTCAGTACTTTTGTAAACAAATAAGTTTTGATCTCCAGCACCGGCAATTTTTTTTAAGTTAGTTGCATCTAAAGCCATGATATCCTCCTTATTCTGTGATCTGACATTCAATTGCGCCATCGTTGTCAATCATGACAGCTCCAGCACTAAAGTATGACGTAATCAAGTTACTGACCTTTTCAGGTACATAGTTAATTTCTGTTCTTACATCTGAACCAGTTGCCAAACCAACACTACTTGAGTGATAAGCATGACAATCTCTAGTGGTACTAGATATAGAAAGTCCTGAATGTGTGAACCACAAGAAGCCTAACCAACGCTTAGCAGTCATACCGCCAGCATATGGTAAATCTTGTTCTCCCACATATTCTGCTCTACTGAATTGGTCGATTTGTAATAAATCAGCCCAGCCAGCAGGTGATACAACAAAGTATCTTTGTCCGTCATCTGGTACATCTGCCTCACCAAATGATTCATATACTGTTAGTGCTTTAGCTAATGTTAAAGCAGCTGAACCATGAACCACATTGTTTGAGTTAGAACCAGCATCGAGTACATCGATAATTAGTTGATCCATTTTTCTTCCTAAAGCAGCCGCAGCAGATGTAGCTAACACTTGTCTTTCATCGATGTTTGTTTTTATCTGATCTAACATATCGACATAGTCGGCAGCATAGTAATCAGCTAATGTGACATCTACGTTTGAGTGTGTAACTTCCATAGTGTTGACTTGACCATGTCTAGATTTAGTAGACGCTGCTCCTTTGCCAACTTTCTGGAATCTTGCTTGGTTGCCTTGTACGTTATTTGATTGACGTACTGTATTACGCAGTTTGCTTCCCATCCTCTGATAAGCCATGTGGACTTCGGCTTCAAACTGCTTAATAAACGCATTAGTAATTTGCGTAGCCATATTAAGCCTCCAATTTGTTAATTGTTAAACTAACAGTTGTCCACTTCTAGCTTAGATCGGTTGTCCATTTTGGACCGATATCCCCTAAAATGGGCTGTATCTTATTAGATACACTACGTATCTGTCTATAAAAATATAACATTTCTATGCCATTTACAATTAATTCTTTATGTTTAAAGGAAAAACCTTGCCATTTTAACCATCTAATAGTCTTTTTATTCCATTTAGGTACTATGTTTGCCACAAAATCATAGTCTGATAAGAAGTATTCTGTCCATGTTTTATTTCTTTTTAAGAAATATTTCCATTCTTGCTTAGTTAATTCACTAGAAAGAAACCATACGCTGCCATGTTTAGGATTATTTCTTTGTGAAACAACACCAAACATAGACTTAACATTACCTTGCAAATCTAAAATAGTATAAGTGTTAACGTTTTCTCTGGTATATCTAAAAGGAGCTATTAGTGCAGTTAATGGATCGTGTCCTATTATTGCTACTTCATATTTATCTTCTTGCCTAAGATTGAACGCCAGCTCGAATGAATGAGCTGGTGTTCCTTTTTCCACTACTAGCATTAAACTTTGCCAGCAGTTTGCAATCTTCTCCATGCAGCGTCTACTTGATCTACATATGATTTTTCTCTAAACCTATTGTCAAAATAACGTTTATCATTCATCATTTCTTTAACATCAGCTATTGTTAACTCTCTTGTTGGTTGAGCAACAGCGTCTGCTGTAGTCATATTAGATTGATTCATATCCATAATCCTCTCAAGAGCCGCAATACCTTGAGCAGATGTCCCTAAAGTACTAGCTATAGTCTCAAATTCTTCTGGTGGAAATACAGAAGATGCCCAAGCATTAACTGCTTCTATCCTTTCTTTCCCATTTTCACCTAAATTTTGTATTTCAGCATCTAAGTCTGGTGCGCCAGCACTCATCATGTCTATGTATTTATTAATACCACTTTGAAATTGTTCGTTATCCAAACCAATTTCGTGGCATTTTTCTCTCCACCAACCTGTTAATGGGTTAGCCTCCACTATTTCTTCGTTTAATCCCTCGATTAATGGAGGAAGCTCATAACCAGTTGGATCTTCTGGAAGTCCTTCAGATGCTTCGGCTTGCAACTCTGCAATCACAGCTTCTCTAACTTCTTCTTGTTTACCACTAGCAAACTTTTCTAAATGAGCATATGACTTAGCCATGTCATCAATATTAACTTCACCAGCTTCTGAGTTCCAAAATTTTTCTGGAATTATTTCTGGTCTTTGAGGCACAGAAGTATTAATTCCTGAATCTATTTCTGTTCCACGTGAAACGTCATTATTTCCTACATCTTGTTGCATAGGCTCTGCTTGTTGTTCTGCACTTTGTGCTTGTTCTTCACTCATCTTTACTCTCCTTTACTATGTTTTGGCTTGCGCCTTTGTTAATTCTTCTTTGTATTAATCCCACTAAATATCTTTGTCCCTCTAAATGTCTAAGATGTTGATCGGTTACTTCTGGACCGGCAACAGCTTCTAATGTTAAAGCTTTGAGATGTTTGAGTACGTGAGATCCGCCAGATGTACTGAACAGGGCGTAAAACAAAGCATTTAAGTTCTCCTCATCTTTTGGTTTTCTTTTTATTCCGTCTAAACCAATAAGCATATCGGGCTTTTTCTCTGTCATAATGTCTCCTATTGAGGAGGTGTCTCCTCTTCAGTTGGTTGTTGTTGTTGTTGTTGCATCATCTGTTGCATTTGTTGTGCAGCAGCTTGCATTTCTTCTTCTGAACGTACCAGATGTTCTGGAACGCCTAGTTTTTTAGCTATATATTTGGCAACTTCAATCTGATTAACTAATATATTAGCTAATTCTGGACCAACTCTACCTTGTATCATACCTAAAAATCTGTCGACAGTAGCTACATCGCCTTGTTGTTGTGCTTGTGCTAGTGGAGAGGTAGATTGAATCTTAATTTCTCTACCATTTATTTTAGGAAGCTTAATTCTTCCTTGTTTTTTAAGGATAAATACTATCCTTTGTAACACTGGAACTACTAATTCTGCTTGTAATCTGCCAAAAGCAGCACCTATTTGACGAGATAAATCAGCTTGTCTTTCTGCTACTTCAGTAGCTGACATAGGTGTTTTTTCGTTAGGATTGCCTAACATATCGTTATATAAAGCTTTTTTAATATTTGTTCTCATGTCTCTCAATACTAAATCTGAGATGTTAAAGTTACCAGCAGACGGAACAGGAGTTAATCCTTGTGATCCAGCTGCTTTAGGAATAATAGTGCCGGGAATTAAAGATATATTATCTACGTTAATAACACCATCGTCTTCTACCTGATACATACCTGATATAGACATCTGTGCATTTTCTAATATTAACTCTACTACTAAATTTGCTGTCTTAATTGCTGGCATTGCCAACATTAATGGACCTCTTCCATAAGTTTCACCGCCACATTTACTCCATCGATAGACTAAATATGGGTTAGAACCCTGTCCTTTGTAGGTTTCTTCATAGATTTTATGCTCATGCATCTTAGAAATTACACAAAAATGATGCTCTTCTTCCTTAGTATTGTAGTAATTTCGGTATACAACCTCTATTATTTCACATTCTTTGTCTGGATTTTTTTGCATATCCATCATCATTCTTTCATCAAACACACCTTTTGGATAAGCAACAGGTAATTCTTTGTTTTTAATCATACGTCTTCTAAAAATATGATCTACCTTATCATCGTGTCCAGATGTCATAGCTGCTTGAGGTAATGGTATTGCTTTAAATTTTATAGGATGTACAGCATCTCCCTCTTCAACAAGTAGGATGCCTGTACCTAATGCTATATCTAAAAATGATTCATGTATTTCTTGTGAGAAGTTAGAGTTTTGTAATATTTCAAATATATAATTGGTTACATCATCTAACATTAGATTAACTTCTTTTTGATTTTCTTTAGGAATTTCTGTTCCAGCTACAAAATCTGCCCATCTAGCATAGTTTGGAACGATACCTGACTGTAGTCTGGAAGCAAACTCCTGTACTCCAACTACAGCAGTCTCATCAAAGATGCGATCCGTGCGTCTTCTGCCTTGAGTTTCTTGATAAAAGCTTTCTCTTTGTGGTAAAGCATACTCATAACACTCTTCATATGTATCAGCCCATTGCTGTTTGATAGTTTTTGCATGTTCATATCTTGCTAACAATTGTTTTATTGGAGAAGATATTGGGCTTACATTCTCTACAGTATTCGTTTCTACTACCATATTATCCGCCTAAAGTATTCTTGCTCATTAAATCTGAATTCAAAGCAAAGCCTGAACCGCCTTGTCTTGTACCAGTTAATAATGATCTTCTGCCTCTAGCACCTGATGTAGCCGCAACTCTCTCTTCGTACGCTTCATCTTTTAGTCTAGTTTTTTCAGCCAAAGCTTCTTGTCTAGCACGTTTACGAGCATCTTTTGAGCTTTCGCTTTCTACTTGTGGCTCTGGTGGTGGTGGTGGTGCGGATGAACCGCCTCCTGGTAAACACATATCATCTTCTCCTGTCATATATTGTCTTTGGTTTTAAATCAAAGACGTTAAAATCTTTCTTTGCTACTATAGGTTTACTAGTTTTTCCACCAATAGTCAATGTTCTTCCCTCTCCAGCGCCTAATAACATGTACTGTAAAGCATCATGAATGTGCGAAAATCTGTTCTTGTTAGGTTTTTCATCGTATCTTTCGCCAGATACTTGCATACGTCTGTAATGATATCCCCCATCAAATCCTTTAATAATGTTAATACATTTTGGATCTATTAACATTCCTGAATCTCCGTCTATCATTCGAGACAATGTAACATTGACGCTCTCTAATCTCAACATAACATCGTTACTTGGAGCTGGTCTTGCAGTAATTCCACGCCCTCTAAGTATTTGAAATGGAGTAGATTCATCTGTCTGCGCCCTATGATCGCCAGCTGGATCACCAAATATTACAAAGTTTCTGGGTAAATACTCTGCCATTTTCTGTTTCATAAGGTCTGAAAACCTCAATATTCCCATATCTTCTGCTACTAATTCATCAATAATAAGCCATCTTCCTCTAACTCTTTGCCCAAATACACACGCTGGAGTTAATCCAAAGTCAATACCTACGTATATAGGGGCATCTTTCATGATTGCTATATCTGATTTAGCTACGTGTACATCTCTTCTAAACATTTCATAGACAGGTTTTCCATCTTCAATCTGTCCTAGTTTGTTTAATACATAAACATCTATCCATGATTTAGTCTTGCCTCGTATAATATTTGAGTAATAATTTGGAGTTAAATTTTTTCCGTTTTCTTTTTTGTCGTTATCAAGATAAGTTTCAATATGTCCGTCTTTATCAAAGCTTTCGTGCATTGCTGGTGGTTGATTATAGAATATCCAGTTATCTGGTTTGACTAACATCTTAGCTTCTTGCTTGGTAATATAATCAGGAATAACCGATTCACCAGCTAGAATTGACCACCAATGATCTGTATCTGGAGGGTTAGTATCAGCAATAACACCATACCAACTCGGTCCACCATCTCTCATAGAGGGGTATCTGCCTACCCTCATGGTACAAGCATCAACAATTGATTTAGGAATCTCTCTTGCCTCATTGATCCAGATGCCTGTTAACTCTAAAGATAAGAGTTTCTTAACATCTTCTGGTCTATCTAAGGCTAAAAAAATAACCTCTAAGTCCAATTCGCCTTTCTTAATGTGGTGAGTATAGGGAACTGACCAGCCAAACCTACCCCAGTTATCTTCATCAAACCAGTCTAACCAAGTCTTAATGGTAGTAGTTTTAAGCTGTGGATTGGTATTACGAATAACAGCCCATCTAGATTTTCTAATGCCTTGATCGTTTTTCTTCTGGACTAACGCTCTTCTTAGTATTTCAATACAACAACAAACCGACTTACCACTCCCTACAGGACCACGAAGTCCCCTAAAGAATGATTCATCTTTCATGAATTGCTTTATCGTATCGCCATCTGGCTTATAGTTTAACGATGCCATCGTCTGTTACAACCTCTTTGTTAACCGCCATCTTGTATAACATATCCAATGTTTCTGGTTTAAGGGTTTCAAGGACCTTATCAGCCTCATAATCGGTCATAAAATCTCTTGGGTAGTCTGACATGTATCTGAGCTTAACAGCTGTTCTGAGCTTCTTAAGACCGTCAAATGAGTACTTATTGAGTTTCTCTATGGAATGAGCCATTATTTTTGTAAACCTTTAAGATGTGCAGTTGCTCCAATACCGCCTACTATCAATCCAGAACCTTGTTGAGCTTTTGTTGTGTTAAGTAATGTTTGTTTTAAAAATTGTGGTTTCGGTTCCATATAAAAACTTTTAGACTTAATTGTTTTATAAAAATCTCTTGACATTAATTTTAGATCAACACGCTCAGTTTTATTATCTGCTACTTTTTTAGCGTGTTGTAGATTTTTTTTATAAACTGAAAAAGCGTGTTTTTGTTTTAATTTTAATTCTCTGTTGTAAACTTTGTTTAGAGTTTTCCCAGCTTTATATAATAAACTTCCGCCTTTTATTACTCCACCAACAGCTGGGATCAATGTAGCAACATTGACTGCTGTTTCTATTGGGTTCTCTTTAACGTAAGTTAGTAAGCTCATTGCCCATCAATCAGTTCTTTTGCCATACGAGTTGCATCTTCTCTCGAATAACCTCGAGCCATTTTAGTTTCAATATAAAGTTTAACTTTGTTATTACGCTCGGCTCTAGCATTTTTAGCATCTGCTTTTGCTATAGCATCGGCTCTTTTTTGTAGTTTAGATACTCTATCCATTATCTGCCCTGTCTATTAAGTTCTTGTAGTTTAAATTGTTTCTTCCTTAGCTTTTCTAATTCAGGCATATCTACGTTAGATCCAGACAATAAAGATTTGCCGGTTTGATAAGTTTGATAAGTTAAAGCTCCTCTGCCTATTGCAGCTCCTGTATAACCAAAACCCTTTTTAATATCTCTTAAATTTTTTGCCATGCCAATTGTAGATTTGTTTAACTTGGTAATTCTTTGATTAATTTTTTTATCAACCGATTCTAACTTCGGTACTTTTTTAAATTTTTCTCCCATACCAATTAGTTTTTGACCTTGTGGGTTTACTACCAATCCTCTCTGAAGATAAGCACTACCCAACATTTTCTGAGATGCTTTAACTTTAGCATCTGATCTAAGAATATTTTTGGTAGCTTTAAATCCTTTTAGAATATTTTCACCTCCAGCTAAGTTCTGGTCTTTAAGTCTAGATAAATACTTTGCACCCTTATAAGCCAATCCTACCTTAGCTAAAGGATTGAAAACAATACCTATCCCAGAACCAATAAGACTGGCTCCTTGCCAAGCAAGTTTTGCGCCTTTAGCCACGCCTCTAGTTACCTTTCTAAATTGATCTAAATCAGGAACTTGTTTTATTTTCTTGTCCATAGGTCTCTCCTTTTATTCTTATCTTTGGCTGCCTTACGCCTTTCGTTTTTTCTATTTGCCATACTCATTTGTTTTTCAAAATATTGTAAGACGATTGAGGTGTATATGCTTGAAGAAGCGTTGTACCTCCTATGCCAAGTCCTGTTATAGCTCCAGCTTTGGTTATTTTGCTTCCAGCTGAATGAGTTTTTAAAGCTGCATTAAGAGCATTTTTTTTATTAAACACGTAATCTTTTTGATTTGCTACCATAGATCGCTCAAGCATTTTAGTAAACCCTAGCACTTTTACCATTTTTCTGCGGTTCTTAGCGTTATCTGGAAAACTCTTTAAACTTCTTAAATGTTTTTCAGCGTCTGCTGCACCTTTCTTAATAGTTTTTACATTTGCTTTAGCTAGTTGTGCTGCCTTTAATTCATTCGTAAGTTTACTTTGTTTAACAGCTGTACCAAGCCCTTTTACTAGCCCATAGCCTAATCTAGCGCCTCTCACGGCTGGTATTAAACTAATTGCATCAATAGCTAATGAAGATGGGTTTGCTACGTAATGATCTTTTACTCTTGTTAATAAAGATTTTTGTGACATTATTTTTTCTTCTTGTTATTCATGGGTTTCTTATCAGTCTTTTTCATAGGCGGTCTGCCTCTTTTAGATCCATATGTTCCTTTACCTTGTGGCATTGTTTTTACTCCTTACAAAAAAAATATTTTTTTCGCATACATTGTTCAATTAATTATATATATACCATAGGTTGTGGGTGTTGTAACGAGCTTTTTTAAAGAATTGTGAGTGTCAAGGAGGTTACTACATTGCTATTCCTAGATTTTGGAACCCCCCTAGAGTCAATTGTCTCTCTATCAGCACAGAATTCACGAGGCATGTAGATATGTATTTATCCCAAGTCTATCTTTATGTTGAAGTCACCAGCGAGCATGTGCTGATGTTTCTCAGGTGCTTTGAAACCAGAACGATCGAGAATATCTTTGCTTGCCTCTAGTTGTACATACTCACTCTTCGCACCTGAAGAAAGAGACACTAGACTCTCCAATGCTTTTGCACTAGATTGATTCAGCTTGTGTCTTAGTTGACTGGTATAGTATTCCTGTACCTTTGGTAACTGTAGTGCTTTACTCGCACTTACTCTTGCTGAGTTTCCCTTGTACCCAGCCAACTTTGAGGCTTTAGTTATACTACATCCTGTGGCTACGATGGTATCTACTAAAGTCTTCTGTTTTACTGTAAGAGAATCCACAAGCTTACTCTTGCTATTCACCAAAGTTCCTCTCATTTCAGCACCTCCATATCGTTTGTTAAGCAAAAGCTATTGGTTACATCGTACTAAACACTGAGTGATTTAGCAATATCTCGTCCATTCTCTATGTCATCACTTCGCTTACGAGCAGATCCGAGAGTTACTCGAGGGTGGACATTATGGTTTGAACCTAAGTTCGCTCTCAAGTTTTCAAGTAATCTTCTGCTCTGTCCATAACTCTAGCTGTCTTCTCGTTCATTTCTTAGGTCATATATTTCCAACCCTTATTTCGTCTAATGTATTATTTATGTACGAAGATTAATCATCATCTTGTAACTTTAGGCAAGGACGAAAGAATTTACACAGTAAATTAATTCGCCAGCTTTGCTGGTCATACTGATCCTTGCAGAAAGTGAAAGATGTGATTATCTAATCGTACATAATACATTGACGAAAGTCGGAGGAAATATTATGACTAAGAAACAAACAATAAGCCAGAGAGTTATTGGACAGTTTGAAGAAACTTTCAATACTCTTAGCGAACTTGGTTCAAATCCAAATGGTCCAGAGTTTAAATCTGCGAATCATTCTCCAGCGAAGAGATTCCTAGAGAATATTGGACGAGATGCTAAATCAACTAGTGTTTATTTCGGTAACCTATTAGCTTTGAACAAAGCTGATATGGAGGCTGAAATGGAGGGCGTTGGTGAAGCAAGAGTTAAGATTGATGAATGTCTCAACAGTAAAATGGAAGACTTCACTACATCTCAACGCTATCAATCGGCTGTATATAAACTAAATCATTTAGTTTTTATCTGGGCAAAAGGGAAACTCAAATCAGAATTTGATTGCGAGTTCAACCCTGATGTTTCCAAATCAGCATTGAATGCAAATAAACAGTCAAATCAGACTCAAGCATTTGCTGAATACTCAGCTATCTAGCTGAGCAAAAGATTGGAGAGGCAAGTGTCTCTCCTTTCTTCATGTTCATTCTAGTATGAACAACAGATTCAAGCACCAAATCACCAGAGAAACATGCTGAGCGTGGTAGATACTGGACGATGCGGTGCTTAGATTCCTCCGATGGATGAGGCGTGTGCTACACACACAACACACGCTCATCTCTCGAGGAAATAAATGACTTAATTAATTGCATAATCGAGAATTTAAATGCTGTTTAAAAAAATGTGTTTTTGTTCTGTGCAAACACATTTTTTTTAACAACATTTACTTGTTGTTTAGCGTAAAGATGGTACAATAGTATAACACTTGGAGGACAATATGAAACCACTAGACCAACTAGCATTAGTAGAACATCTGGCTAAAGATGTTGAGTATAAGCTTGAGAATTTACTCTCGATTATACCAGCTAAATATCACACAACATCACTAGAATCAGAGGCAAGATGTGAGCTGTCGTATAATACAGGGCGTAGAGATATGCTCGTATCATTTCAAAAACTGTTTGAACATATGGATGCTCAGCTTACTGCTGAAGCAGACGACATGCTCAAAGATATGTATGAACAATCATTGGAGGACACAGCATGACACAAATAAGACTATCATTCTTAACTAACTTTAGTAGATTTCATAGGAATAATCCCATGATATTTAATGAGATAGTTAAGTTTGCAGACAAACAAAGATTGAAACGACACCATTACAGTATAGAAATTATACTTAATGTTGTTAGATTTCATACAGATTTATCTGGCAAAGGAGATCCATTTAAGATTAATAATAATTACAAACCCTACTACGCTCGGATGTATATGGAGTACAGAGATTGCAAAGGTTTCTTCCAACTGCGCGGCAGCTTGGCAGATGATTATGATTTCAAGCCAGAGATAGAACACTATCAAGAATGGCAAAAAGAATTTGGTGCTAATGTTGCATCAATGTAACTATAAAAACGTGAGGATGATAAATGATGATAGATAAAAACCAAGAGGCTCTTAATATCTTGTTAGATTCTGGGGCTAAAATAGAAAAAGAACAACCAATAAAAGGTGCTATATTCATGACACTAAAACCAACAGAGGAAAGTAATAATGAAGAAGATGATGTTGCTAACCAAAGCAATTAGAAAAAAACTAATTGATAATCACAACAAAACTAGGACAGAGGGTGAACCATCCTCACACAATGCAGTAGTGCATTTGTTTAATCCATATGGTAGAGGTCATTGGTATCTAAGTGAGTTAGATCCAGAGACTAACATTGCATTTGGTGTCTGTTGTATTACACACGCTGAGTTCGGTGATGTATCGATGGATGAAATGGAAAGCTTAGATGTAGGACCATTAGGTCTAGGCATAGAAAGAGAATACTCTTTTCCTATGGATAAATATAATCTAGGTTGGTGCATGGACTACGCTAAAAAACATTATGGATGTGAATAAAATACGATAACAATTAGTAAATGGAGGAAACGAAGATGGAAAAAATAATTAAAAAATACGAGCAATATTTAAAAGCTAGCGGCAAAAACTTGCAAGTTATTCTAGCCGAAAAGCTAAGAGCAAACGCAGTCGTAGGCTGGCAAGGTAGTTATTTGTTCTTGTCAGAAACTGACAAAGAATGGGTTATTCATCCAGTCATTTTGTTAGATGATGAAAGCGTTAGCACAGGTAATGGATCGTATCTGTTTAAGGATAAATATACTTATGAAGATGCGAAAGAAATCTTTCGAACAAGATCATAAATAAAAAAGGAATTGCTTAAGCTTGGCTTATAACCAGAGTAAGCAACAATGGGATAGATAGGTAGTAATCGTAAGACTGCAGTCGCTACTACTTTAAAGTTATGCGAAATAGATGCGAAGTATATGCTTATCTATCCTTAATAAATTAATGAGATAGATAGTGCAAGGAAATTGAACTATTATGCTGATAGCAAGATATTACACTCCACTATCTATCCTTAATAAATTAATGGGAGAAAGATGATGACATTGATACCAACAGACAAGTGGATAAATCAAATACGAGTAGTACATTTTATGTATCAAGATCATAAAGTATATGCAAAGTGTAGATTTATAGATTACATAGATGATAAACATGTATGGGAAATACAAATATATTTTAATGATGAAGCTAACTCATGGTTAGTCCATCATGTGCCATACAATTATCATCTATCATATGCTCACAGAAGTAATTCTGTAAGAAGAAACTTTAGATTGTGTATGCAAAAATATCTGGAAGATTACATTTTATTACATGAACTTGTACCAGATAGACAAAGTAGTCTACCAATATAAAAACGAATTCCTTATGGGTGTAAGGATGTAATAAAACTTGGAGGTTATTATGCCAAATTGGTGTGAGAACAACGTGACTATAGGTCACAAACTTAAACGTAAACTAATACCTTTAGCTAAAGAGTGTATGAAAGATGAATGTAGATTGTTCAATCTTATTATGCCTCAACCAGACTGGATGACTACACCTAATGACAAGGGTGAGCTACCAAAACTAAAGGATATTAAAAATAAAAAAGGTGAACTCGTTATGAAAATCAAGGAGTTTCCAGATGGTACTCAAGATGATAGATGGTACGACTGGAGGTGTAATAACTGGGGTACTAAATGGGATGTCAATGAGTTTTATCAAGACTCATTTCCTATTGACTATCATGGTGCAGACGAAGAATATATAGATCGTAGTTATAATTACAAACTAGACATAGGCTTTGACTCAGCATGGTCGCCACCATTAGGTATCTATGCAGCGTTAGTTGAGCAAGGGTTTTATGTTTGTGCTAACTACATAGAGGGAGGCATGGGATATTGTGGCGAATGGTTGAATGGTAATGATTCATGTTTCGATTTCGATGAGGAGAATTTACCAGAACAATTCAAAGAACAAGTACAACAATGGAGGGTAGAAGATTGATAGTAACATATGAAGAACATGGTGATACTAAGACAGAAGATATAGATGAGTATGGTGATATCATATATAAAGAAGATGATTGTGAATATCAATATAGCTATGATGAGCATGAATACTGGGTGCATAAACCATCTGG